CCCATTTGATAGCATCTATTTTGACAATGAATTGCTGCCATAGTGTATGATACCAACCACTGTCAACTGTGTAACCTAAATCAAAATGTCTATTGATATTTTCAATTGTGTCAAGGAAGCTATTGAATTGGTAGAGTTTTTTAAAATCTACTTCAAATACCGGCACGGTATACTGCTGTCGAACAATTTCCTGTATCATGCCATTTTGATTATAGTCAATGAATCCAAACTTAAGATACTCTCTTAGTGTACCTCGGGGCAAACTGTTTGTACGTGCAAGATCAAGACCATAACTGTGATCGATTTTGTCAATCATGTCCGAGAATTTTGTATCTTTTATTTGATCATAAAAATTAACATTGAAATTTTTTAAATCAAACTTATAATCAGCACTTCTGCTGTAGGCCAAGAGATTAACCAGCAGGCAATCTCTAGGGTCGGCAGTGAGTGCAATGATATCGGTTCCGGCAATGGGTTGATCCAGCAGCGAGTAGTGACCCGATTGGGCCAGTGGTTTGTTGTAAGGCACATGACTTGTACCAAACTGAGTAAAGGGATTTTGCTTTTTTACTTGATCGTCAAGAGCATTGACAGCATAGCACAAGAAGTTGCCGTGTAGGCCTCCAAAGAAATCTATGTATATCACAAGCCTGCTGCCTCTAGTATGTGTTTACACCACTGCGATTCTTCTGGGTAGTCCTGTAGCTTTTGTTGCCATGTGTCGGGATCAATGTAGGGCAGGATCATTGCGATTTGTTCTTCGTCAAGCCGCTCAATGAAAGCCACGCCTGTGCCGCAATTGAATAGAACCCAAGGACTAATGCGCCCACTGACAATATGGTGACAAATCCTATTGCTATTGCCAAACCTAAAATAGTCTCTAAACCCGTTCTTAAGCTCTGGATGAGTTTCTGCATATTCAGTCATTTCCTTAATGGCACGTTCCAAGGCATCCTGTGGCATTTCCTTTTTCAAGTACTCCAACATCCACTGTTCGTATAGGCTGTCTTGACACCAGTAGTCTAGTTTCTTGTTGTTCTTGAGGAGCCAGGTAGTAAAACTAGCAAAATTGATAGCACGTATAGCCACACAATATCGTCCGTACTTAATGAAAGCACCGTAATAAGGACTAGCAGCGAAATCCTCGTAAGACTTGCTGCGGGTGGATGCTTGTGTTGATTGATAGAATTGATTGTAGGCTCTGTATCCAAACTGAACTCCTGTTTCGTTTTGTTGTTGCGCTCTGCGTTTTTGCTCACAAAGATGTGACGCAAGCGTTGTTTCCTTGCGAAACAGTTTGTCACAGTAACGGCACTTATAGGTCGGACCGGATTCTTTTGTCGTCCCAGCCGTGTTGTTTTGCAAGTTGCTTGAGATCATCTTTACTATTGATTCTGGCGAGTAGTTTAATTTCATCGTATCTCAATTCTGGGTATAGCTCTGCCAAAAACTTTTCTGCCTTGTTGTTTGCACTATCTTTTTTCTTCGCTGCCAACCACTTGTGATATTGCTTGCCCATGCCAGGACTTACACTAGTGGCCATGAGCCATTGGAACTTCTTGTGCTGTGTTGTGCTGATGTCAAAGAAGTTCTTGTTTAAGCGTTCGTTTACACTCATCAAGTAGTAGGCCTGCAAGTCTGCACTGCCTTGCACATCTGCACCCCAACGTATCATTAGGAACGGGCTGAACTTTTTCTTTTCTTCTTCTGTAAGTTCGTCATAGAAGTCACGGTTCTTCTTGTCAAACTGTTCCATCTCATAACCAATGTATAGTTTATCTGGGGAGCCTGCCATTTTCATCTTTCAGTAGGTGGTAAAGTTCTAGGCAACGTTCACGGTATTCTACCATGGCAGGATTGGTGCTGCGACGAATCAGGCCCCACATCATAGACTCACGAATTTGTTCTATTGTACTAGGATCTTCTCGTACTGTTGCACGTTCTGTGGTACCTGCTTCACGTGCATATATTGTAGCACCACCATCGGGACTTTCAAAGATTTTTGGCATCACCACACCTTTGAATAATCTACTACTTCACTTTGACGACTGATGTCTTTGACAAAGTAGACGCACATGGGCCCTTCTTTGTTCATTTCCAGGGGCACTGCCAACATCTGGCCAGGTTTCAGTTTGGGGAAATACCATTTGACGTCTTGATAGATGTCCACAATCTCTACTGGATAAAAGTCTGGGCTGAAACTGGTCTTGGGATTGAAGGCAAATGCACTAAAGCCGCGATCGTTGATGCTGGTTAAGGGCACAACCTCAAGGTCGCCTACATCTTTTTCGCCAATTAGTAATTGCCAGTCTACAGGCATCTTGACAATGTGATTGCCAATCTTCAATACCAGTGCAGGACTGTTGAAGCTCTCCATGAAGATTAGGGGTATGTAAAAGTAATCAGGTTCCTTGGGGTTGCTGTTGTCTAGTACGCAGAAATTGAGTTCATCAACTTCATTAGGGATTTCATCAAGCTCATAGGCTTGGTTTTGTAGTGTTAGTATTCTCATTTATTTGTGGTACAATGTATTTCTTTAAAAAGGTCTTCTCAAATTCAGTAAAACAAGGTCCCACATAAGGGCCGTTATTCTCTGGATTTGTATTAGTCTTATGATATAACAACAGACGATCAAAGTCAACCTTTATCTCGTCGGTTAAAAAAATATTGTTTCCTTGTCCTTGCTTTAGTTCATTTATTTTGCAATTTAGCTGGTAATACGACATCGCAACAAGTTCTTTTGGATCATGCACAAACCAAGTTTTAGAATCCATGTGCAGTTGTTGGCATCTCCCATGCACATCACTGTTGGCTATTTGTTTGGCATCTGTCAGGTATTCAGTGGACTCTGTACCTTGTTCATTAATGGGCCAGTAGAACACAATAGCAGGAACCTGCAGACAGTGTGCCAAGTGCATGATACCGCCTTCGTATCCAATCACTGCATCGCAATAGTCATAGATTAATCGTGCTTTATCCTCAACTGTAAGCTACATCTGATTAAATGTTATGATGTCGTACTTCTCTGACAGATAACAAATAAGCTGCATCCAATCTGATTTTGCATGGTATCTATTAAACGGAAATTCTTTTGAATCGTAGCTGGATTGAAATCCATTATTGTCACAGGCAATTCCAATGCAGGGCTTTTTGTTTTGATTTTTGAATTTGTCATGTGTAATGTAAGGACTGAAAAATTTAGCATAGTCACATAACAATTGGTCGTGATGTAGGGTGAAATCCAATTGGTCAGCTGTTACTGTATTGACTTTGATTTTGTTGTCGCCTATGTCAAACAGTTTTAACAAACTAGGAATTGGACTGTCAGTACCTACAGTAAGTGATATTGGCACATTGGCATCAAGTAGGGTAGATAGTACAATGATATTTGAACCAAGACTCCTACCAGTCTGCACGTACTCTATCACCGCCAGTTTACCTTCTCGACAGAGAACGGGTAATTCGCTTCCTTGTAGAAGGCCTTACGCTTTGTGAGGTGTCTTTTCGCAAACTTGCAGTTGCTGGTGATGTCCCATATCTCGACATGGTCTTTATCCTCCGCTCGTCTAATGCCTCGCCCAATGCTTTGTATAACCCTAACAAAGCTCTTTCCGGGCTCAAGAAGAACCAGATTAAAAATACGAGGAATATTAAGACCCACAGCGGCCACACCATAAGTCGCCAGAAAAACCTTGTTAGTAGCAGTCGCAAATTCATCGTATTCCTCTTTCCTTGATGTGGCCTTAGTTCCGCCGTTTACAAATACAACATCGGGCTTGTCTTTAAGCAGGCTAAACAAGGTGCTGAGTTCTGCTTGTAATATCTTTCCTGTTTCAATCCTGTCTACCAGGATTAGGGTGTTGCCTCCCTCTTTGATCTTTTCAATGAGCCTTGCCAAATATGCCAGGCGCTCGGTATTGGTCACCAGGTATTTCAGTTCGCTTTGATAATCTCTGTATTCTACACCGTCTAAGAGTTGTACGATGTTGACATGACACTGTGCTAAATGTCCAGCATCTTGCAGTGTGCTGGCGCTGAGACGGCCCACAACGTTGCCAAGGCTACAGTAGATGCTGACTGCTGCATAGTCCTCTTTGGGAATAGTACCTGTCAAGCCCCAGCGTATGGGTACCTGTGCAAACACACCTGTAAGCAATGTCTTTAAGGCATCGGCTTTGGCCATGTGTACTTCGTCAACCATGACACATTGTACACCTTCAACAAACTCGCCAATGGTGCATTCTGCTGTGCCTTCCTGTGTGCTTTTTAGTAGTACATTGAGACTTTGCCAAGTACAAATGGTGTGTGTACGACCCCATTCTTTGCGATCTCCAAAGTAAACTCCGACATCCAGGCCCAGGTTGCGATAGTCGGCTTCGGTTTGTCGCACCAGGTCCTTGTTGGGCACAATCACAATGCTGCGTCCATAGCGTTCGGCCATGAGACTGAGCGCTGCGGTCATTAGTGTCTTGCCTGCACCTGTGGCCACTTCCTGCACACTTTGCGGATTGGCTAGAAAGTTGTTGATAAGTTCAACTTGGTAGTCCCGCAATAGTACAGGTTTACCTGCCGCAGGATGTCCCACTGGCCACGACTTGTGTGCGAACGTGTCTTCGGCGATGGTATCAAATACAATGGAGTTGCTGTATTCACGTAGATCCACTAGTTCAATGTCATAGCCATCCCCGTCTAAGATGGGAATGATTTCAGGCAGCAAGTTGATATAACTGCTGCCACCTAGACTAAAATAACTGACCTTACCGTCCCAGCGTCCCAGTCGCACCGCTGGTTGATAACGAGCACCCGGTACTTCGTATTTGAACCGGTCAACCAGTTTCTTACGAGTACCAATTTCTACACCTTCTACTTTGACGTTACATTCATCTTTAATTATTAACTTGGCCTGCAAGATCGGGTACCTTGTGATTCTTATTTGACGTATACACGTCTGTAGAGCAGTACACAGCTTTTTCTGCGTTCTGCATCATAATGCTTTTATCGCCGCCAAACATCATTCCGGCACTGCTGATTAACAGTCCAATTTTGATGTCACGAATGGGAGCGGTACAGTGTATGTATTTACTCACTGTGCCCGTGTCGTCAACAACTCCTGGAGTGTCACCAACACGGAAACGTCCGCGGCGAATATCAATATCTTGTATTTTACGCAATGCAGTGAGCCTTGTCAACATTTTATTGCTGGTATCGGGCTCGTAGATCACCACAGGATAGCGTTCTACCAAGTCAGCGTAGTCTAGCACACTTGCAAAATCATCTGTGACTAGGGCAGTAGCTGGATCGATCTTGACTTCTCGGTGTGTGGTCAAGTTCAGTGTACGTGCGCCATAGGCAGCAAGCCAAGCATCACGAATGTCGTCGCTTACTGTGTAGCCCAACACGCTGCTCATGTCAATCAGGCGTGGCAGGTTGTCTACCACAAAGCCGCCACAATGCTCGTTCACATAGTTGATCAAGGTTGCGCTGGCATTGGCTATGGTAAGCTCGCCATCGTTGAACTGCAACTCAATAGCATAGGGCACCTGTTCCACAGCTTCAACCAAGGTATTTAGACGTACTACTTCGCTGTCTATAGCAAATTGGTTTTGTTCAGCCCAGGTCTTCAAGTAGACTAGATTGTATTCAGTCAAGTCAAATTGCCATTGGCGTTTTTCCTTGTTCCATTCGCCCTTGCCTTGACTGCCCTTGCGAAATTCTCGCAGTTCATCAATCAAGTTGTTGGCAAAGGGAAACCGCATGACAATGACATCGTCCTCGATGCCCATGTAGCGGCTATAGTCCATTTTGCGTAGAGCATATCGCCATTTTGGGTTCAACACTGGTTCTACATCAATGCCCTTTTGTGCCAGTTGTCGTTGATACTTGGCGACAATTTTCACAGCCAGTTCGCCTTGACGTTCTGTCAAGGCTTTGCCTGTACTGACTGCCTCACTCATGCTTTCCAGTACACTCACGTCATAACGTGCCAAGCTGATGATGGGATCGAACTCAGTGAACCAATTGCTGTTGTTCTTGGCCAAAGTCGCAGGATCTTTGAGTCCAGCAATGACTTCAAGGTAGTCTTCGACGTGTGTGTAGCGGATCATAGTTTAAAATTCAGTGTGGTTTCTAACCAGGCCTTGCAGTCTGTCCA